GTACAATTTCTGCACATCTCTGGTAAAAGATTACAATTCGTGCCAAGCTAAAATTTCCCCCGGGGTTACCCTCGGAGTACAAAACTACTAACACAAATGGTAACCACAAAGATGGCTTTACAAACTTACAGAGAATCCGAAGACTAGTGTAAGAAAATATTCGACTGTAACGAATATCTTTTTATTGCAGGTTGCTACCCTGCAGGTCCCAAATAAAATTTGAGATCCTCAACATCACTTAAACAGCGGATGAACTGCGTATATCTAGATACAACGCTTTTAGTATCTTAAGATCAGTTTATTGACTTAATCTAGGTCACAGGCCCCCAAATAGGGGAACCTTAAGGTGTAGGTACAGGATCACCAACCTGCCAATCAATTGTTGGTGTACAACAATAGTAAATGCATGTGAAATCTGGACCAGCACCAGTAGCTGTGATGAGTGTGGTGTAACCCATCTCATCAGTAGCAGTGGTATTGGCAGTGGTAATATATGCCACAACTCCCTGACGATTAGTACCATCTACTGCTTCACCTTCAAGGTAAGCAGAAGGATTACATAATGAAAAATTGTAATTATTATAATCAGGAAGATTGAACAAACCACTTGGACAAGTAACCGCACTAGTCATGGCCATACCAGCCAAACCATTACGGTTAAAATTGACAACATCTAGTCCAGCTGTTTTAACACTAAGCGAAGCAGATCCTAAAATACTGCCTTGTAGTGAAACAAAACGGTTGGCGACTGTCAATGCACCTGTATCCGTAGTACGAATAAATCGAATGTCATTCAACGTCAGTTTGGGACTATTCGTAGTCACACAAAAATTTGTGCTACCACGATAACCCAAGAATAACGATGATACCCAAGGCATAGTGTGCATACTATTAAAAGCATACCCTTTTGCCCCTGATGTAATGACACCAGCTGCTGTGGTGCTAAATCCACCAGAAATATATCCTGGAGTATAGGGCATCCGCAACAAACCTTTACGGTACAAGTTATATGCACTTCCGATGCCGACATTAAGTGGAACTGTATCCACCACTGACATACGATGCAACAACTTGCGCAAAGAGTGTATGGATTCTCCAAAATTCAATCCGTATCTCTCTTTATCTGGATCCACTGTTGTGCCAAAATGAACACTTTGAATTTCTTCAGATTGCAGAGCAAACAAAGATGGTAACTTCGCAGTTCCTTCTGATACAAGACTACCTGAAGGATTTGCGAATTCAAAATCATCGCCTGCTGATACAAACGCTAAAACGCGCACAACAGAAGAAACAGGTGCTTCCAGTGCTGTGTAAACACGAATCGAAATCGATCCATTATCACTACCAGCACGTGGTGCTAAACCACTTGTGTTCCAGTTGTTTAGGGATGAATTGGTATCAACCCTCAACCAACCTAACGCTTGATGGTAAGGCACTGTAATAGTAACCTCACCAGACTCGCCTAAATCCATAATATGACTATAAGCAAGATTCGTATCAATATTATCGACAGATATATCATGTAAAGGATCGAAACAAATTTTCAAACGACCCTTATGATACTTCGTACCGATGACCTTAAAACGAAATTTGATTGAACCACGCCAATTCTCAAATAATGCACCAATGTGTGACAATGGTGTCATGTGTGTTCTTTTGCCCACAACTGCGGCAGCTAAACCCACAATGTCCTCACTAATTTTGAGATCTGGTGTGACACGTGTTGAAAGCAACAAATCACCAACAATATCCGTCGTTGACCATAGAGTCGTTCCAAAATAGGATTCTCTCTTCTTCAAATACGATAAAGCTAATTGATCTTCACCTTTTACGCCAAATGGTGTCGGATCTATAGACAATTCTGTCTTAGGATCTAACGCCAGTTTCTGATAAGGTACAGAAATCTCAGCTGTTGCTAATTGCGGTGCACTCATAGGATAAAATGCATGAACAGTTTCAATATTAGGTACATTGGTAAAACCAAAAATACTAGCAATACGTGAAACTGCCCCTGCTCCAATTTGTGTCGCACGTGCAAATCTACCAATAATAGGTATGTTGGTCAAATAACCGGCAAAATTCGAAATAGCTGTTGCAGGTTTCGATATTGCTCCTTCTCCATACTCGTCACTTTGCAGTGTGAGCTTACCTGTTGTTCCCATTAATTCAACATCAGTCATCCATGCTAAAGTACGCACAGTGACAGTTGAGGGACCACCAGAGATAGCCACATCTAAACTGGAATAGATTGTATAAAACAATCGTCCAAAGTCTTCAACATCTTGGTCAGATGTAATATCTAACCAATTCTTATGATAGACAAAAGGCAATTCCATCTCTCCACCAGAGTTACTAGTTGGGTAGATGTAAAATCCAGGTAATTGTGACATACTCACCAATTGCGATGATGCTGTTCCACGAAACTTACGTGTCAACAGACCATCCATCGGTTGGTAAAGAATACGCATAGTACCATATTGAAATGGTGTAGCATTAATCATCACCTTAACATGCAATTTTGCGCGAAGAAAAGCATAATTTTCAAACTTGCGCTTAACTGATGCATTGGACATAAAAGCTTTCCAAGGTACAACAGATTGTTTTTCTCCAACTGGATCACTTGATTGCCACGTGAACGTGTCAATGGTGATTGGACGTGCCAAAAATTCTCCTAAAGTTAAATCTTCAGTTGAATCGACAGTTGCTACTGAATTAATAGAAGCTTCTGCTTTGACACTTTCACCTGAATCAGCATCAATAAAATATGCAGTAGCGTGTGTTTCAACGTCACCACTTTCTTCTGATTGAAGACTAAACAGGTGTGGTTGTGTGCACGAATGAGGTTCAGCGGAATCAGAGACTTCAGTTTCTCTGATCACACTTTCCTCTTTCGGTACACACGGTGAGCTGCGATAATCATTACAACAAATACACAGGTTATCGTATTCCTGTGCAATGCGAGCGATACTTTTAGTGATCGCTTCAACTATAAAATGTTTATTATTATTATTTTCTTGAGACATGTAATATACAAAAATGTAGTTAGCCTAAACTACAATTAGGCCTGAACAGTTTTTCCTGACGCCCTCCAAAATCTCTCATAGAGATCCTGCCAGGTTGGAAGGGTCGAGTCCGTGACGTACGCATTATACGGCGCACGACTAAGAATTTCACGGAAGAATTCTCTATTTTTGTTGAAAATTTCTTTACCATAAAAGAAATATTCACCGTTTGCTGACGAAATAACATCAACCATCTGTTTGTATTCATTAATGGTACCCGAAGGGACCCACATAGTTAACGAACGATGGATTGATTCTTCATCAAGCGGTGCTAAATAAGCACCTACATCCGCATCATACCGCCAAACTCTCTTCAAAAAAGAGCATTCATTGATATTGATATACGGACGTGATTCAGCCTCTTTATCAGCCATCGTATAAACGACGCCGATATCAGCTAACACTTTTTGAATGGCTGTATGATTAAACCATGGAGTTGTTTTTGAAACACCCATACAATTATCATCACCATACGTGAACAAATGTACCAACTTCTGAAATAATTTCACATCACCACCCAATTTGCGAAACGCATATCGAACATAGAGTGAATTCACTAAAGAATTGATAATAACGGTTAATGGATGACCCGATGGATTTGTTCCAAAGAACTCCAAAAGATCCCCATTGACATTAACGAGAGGAAAAGCTACATCATTTCCGATGCAGAAAATTTCTCGCACTTCGTTCTCTTCAAAACCAGCAGCTTTATAAACAGTGCAAATGACTTCAAATGCAGCCAATACAAAATCGGCAATCATATTTTTGTCAAACTTACCGTAATCTCCAGCAATAATCTGGTCTTCACCAAAAGCTGTTAAAAACTCACGCACTTTCTCCCATTCGGTAGATTGTGCTACAAGTCCTGGTCCAGCTTCAAAAACATATTTATTCTTCTGCACCAATCGTACAAAAGTCAGTAGACGCGAACGCACCGCAATACTCCAATCAACTGGTCCACCCGTGAATAAACGTGTCTTTTTAATTTCACATTTTTTCAAAGGTGTAGCCTCATCCTTGAGGTGTCCAGTAAAGATAGGAAAAGCTCGTTCTCCCTTAGAATATTTTTCCAAAACAGCATCAACTCGTTCCCATACGTCTGATTCAAAATCAACACCCTCTGGGTACATATCATCAACCGCAGGAATCAAAAATGATTTCTTCGATTTATTCCAAGGAAATCCCATAGAAGTGTTGGTGTTCATTTTATCAATAAATTTCACACCAGGCAATCCATTAACGGATGCCTTACGACTAAGAAACATGAGTTCCTTTTCCCAACCTGGTTCCATACCAGAGATAATGTCTTCAGCATAAGCTTTGACACATTCACTAAGAATGGAACGATCATGTTTAACAGTGGGTTTCACCATTTCAACAATGTTTTTCCGCCATGGTTCCCAACCAGACATAGCTGGTTTACCATGTTTGATTTCCGTTTGGAAATACTCACACATTTCGCCAGACAGAGGTGTTGGACACACTCGACTTCGGGGTTTTGGCCGAAAACCTGGAAAGGAACCATAAACATTTACATTTCCTTGTTCCAAATATCGGATCAAACTTTTGTGATGCGGTTGCACCAATTGGATTTCATTTTGTAATCCTAACATAGGTGCTCCACAACCTTGAACAATAAAGCTCTTAGGTGTCAACGCTGTGATCATAACATCCAGTACCGATTTCACAGTGTATGGTACACCCAAGGTGTTGTTATAACCAACTGTGTGCAAACCGCACATAGCAGGTCCGCGTGGCGTCATGGCAATAGCCAAAGAACCACAATCACCTGGTTGTGTTGGTATTGGAGCCATACCCATAAGCATATCAACTTTAATGTTTAATGGCTCAATTGGGAAATTGCTCTGTTTCACTACACCGTGCACGTCAATGACACGCATTGTTGCATCGTTTTCACGTTTCAACATACACAGACGTAAAACTGAAATATCAGATTCCACCCAAAAACGAGTGATATCTTTAAATGGTGGCAATGAACGAATCAACATGACACTTAAATCACGTGATTTATCATGTTTCATATCATTAACATGAATCTTGAATGTAATATTCGAGGTCAAACCTGCAATAGGGTTAGTCTGAATAACAGTCATTTCAAATTCCTGATCTTCTTTTAGAACATGATTGTTGAATAGACACACTTGTCCAACCAACATCACACCACCTGTGCGACACATACGCCCAGAATCTAACGATTTAATATCCAATCGAATACAATTCTTTTGAAACATATCGCGTAATTCATATACACCTTTACCAGCTAAACTAGTTGATGCAATAGGCATGTCAAAGTTTGTCAACTCAATTGTCGAAGTATACCACACATTTTGTGTTTCTTCCTTCTCTAATTGTGTTTCCACAGTTCCGTACATGTTACCCTGAGGTTCCATGTCTGGCGCTCCTTCGTAGTCAGACACATCAATGATATCTTGCAAATGCACTTTACGCACTTTGCTCTTTTTACCATCTAGTGTGACTGTAACATATTCTACAAGGTTCTCACCGACAACTTCTTCAACATCTTCTTCAACAACCTTCTTAACCACTGTGGGTTTATTAGGTCGTACAAAAGTTTGAGTTACAAGAAAACCTGTCAATGCGAAACCAACTAATGAAATCATCATCAGTGTATTTTTTGTCGCAGTTTTTATACGAAGTTCATTCATATATCCCATCATCTTAACCTGCTGTTCCCGTGTTAAAAAGGGTAAACAGATTTTAATAGTGGCATAACGAACAATTCTTTGTTTCATCATTGGATGACAAATTGCCTTAACAAATCTAAAACTGTATAGCCACAAAATAAATGTGACCATCCAATATACTGCCCAATCAATGAAGGCATCAGCTGTTGTAGCTTCTGCTTGCAATTGACATTCACACATCATTGTGGCACTCATACAAAGAGGACATACTTCAATGTCTTTCATATAGTCGTCACATACCATGCTTTTGTCTTGGTTGGTTTCATGTTCGCGTGCTGCTTTTCCAAAAAATTTTAGGAAATCCATGACATTTTCGAAAACAGCAGAATCATCTAGAACTGCCCAATCTCTATTGCCTTGTTGCACTGGTCGCAACTTTTGTACTGTAATTTTCCAAAAATTGGGATACCCAACATGATCAGTTGGTAATTTGGCTGGGTCAATGAATTT